GGCTTCCCACTTGTCAAATGTATCAAGAATTTTCTTTGCTTTAATCTGCAAGTCTTTTTGTCCATTTCGGAAACCCTCGGAGTAAGTTTCATCCCGGCGCTTTATTAATAAATTACAATGTTCGCACGTTTCATGGTATTCTTTTGCCAAAATTTCGTATTTTTCGTTTAAATCATCATGCGCCAGTACTAATTTGTTGTATCGCTTTAGCAATCTCTCTCGATCCGATTTTAAATCTTTAATCAGTGAGTTACGTGTAGTTTTATTTTCTTCGTTCATTTTCTAATCTCCTTCATCATTCAGTCCGTCTATAAAACAACCACATCCACCAAAGTCTTGACATTCAAACAATGTTAATTGTTTTGGTTGATTATCAACGATTTCTCGCAATTCTCTCAAAGTGTAATTTTTCAAAATTGATACATCCTTGTTCAATGTCTTTCTTAACATTTCTTCTTTATTCTCCATTTCAAGATAGGTATTTCTATCCTTTTCCAGAAGCAGCTTGTAATGTCCGACACCACCTTTGAAGCAACAACCTTTGCAATTGTTGTGTTGGAAACCTAATTTGTACATTCTCGGTATTTCAATGCCGACTTCTTTTAATCCGTCAATCATTTCATACTTACTGATGTATGGTTTTTCGCACATTGGAAATTCAACGTTATAAGGTTTGTAATTCCTTTCAATTGCATCTTTTCGGTGTGTTTCCGTCCAGTCGATTCCTAAATAAAGTACGCATTCTTCAGGGCTGTAATTACTTTTCAACCACTCGTTGAATGGCTTTGATTTCAATTTTCTCGAGCAGTTCGCCACCCGGCTATTAAATAGAAATCTATCTTTAAACGCTAATTCAAACGGTGTCATGCCCTGCGTTATCCGAACGATAGATATTTCGAAATGTTTTTCAATGTCGTCCAGAAATCTGTATAGATCTCCGTCTTCTGCAAGTGTATCGCAAAATACACAAACTACATCCTTTTTATCTTGCCTTTCTAAAACTCTTTGCAGTGTATAGAAACTTCCTATGCCACCACTTAATGAAATGATATGTTTCATAATCACCAAACTGATAATCGTATCTAGTTTGGTAACCATTCAATCTTCCCTTGCTACTTAATTCACGCTAGTTCGAATGATTTTACATTTGTTAGAAGCTCAATTTACAAACAACCTAGTTTCACTAGGATAGATTATTCAATATCTCCTTTCTCATATATGAAATTACCTTCTTCATCGACTCCGACCGGAATCAATTCGCCGTCAATTCTGACTGAATATGGGTATCTGTCGTCGCATAATATTATTGCTTGTACGCTCACCTTTTAAACACCTTCCTTACCTTTCCGTCTATTCTGACGGCTTTGATTTTATAGTTTAGTTGGTCTTTAACCTGTTTACTGAACTCAATGTGGCTTACTGCTTTTAATCGGTTGTCAATGCAGAATTGTTCATACTGATTAAACCCCCATTTCGTTGGCTTATCCAGCATATCATCACCGATTTCGGCGAAAAATAATAGGATTGGATTTATCGTTTCTGCGTACTCATTCAACTCATTCGCAATTTCAGTTGTGGTCGTGAATCCATTATTTTTCAAAACCCTTTCAAGACCCTCTATGCCGATTCGTACCATATATTCCATTACCTCGGGTTTTCGTAAATCGTACTTGATCCAAGTACCGCCGTTTTCTCCCGAAAAATAATTATTAAACGGAACGATAATCAATCGGTCCAATATCGCAGCGGAATCCCTGCCTTTGCCTAGTCTTGGGATTGTATTCCCTGTAAAAATCAACTTGCAATAAGGATTAAACTGGATCGGATCGAAGTACTTTACGTTTGCCGTTAAAGTTTCCCCCGACACAACTTTTTTAAATTTACCGGCGCTCGGGATATAGTCATCTTCGACGTCATCGCCTAGGTTTGCCAGCTTGCCATTTAATTCCGCAAGCTTATACTCATGGTTAAAATCCGATAAATCCAAACTGCTGTAATTTGATTCGCCTAATAGCCATTTGAGCATATCGACAAATGTCGACTTTCCATTCCTTCTTGTGCCTTTGAGCATGAATGCTTTTCTTAGTTCGTTCCTACGAAAAAATGTGTACCCGATCATTTCCTCGAGCAATAATCTCGTTGGTTTATCGTTGCATACAAGATTGTTTAGTAATTCATCCCCCAGCTCGTTATAAGCGTTCTTGGAGTAGTTCCACGGGATTTGGTTGGTTAATATTAGTTCGTCGTCAAAATCCTCTAGAACATGAGTTTTTAAATTATAAACTCCATTTTTGAAAGCTATGTAATTTGCGTCTGACAAGCGTTTGTTTTCAATCTGCTTGTGGGTAATATAACTGACAACTTCCTTGCGTTGTCGTTGCGTCAATCCGGGAATGTATTGGATTGTCAGATTTTCAATGTCCGCCGGCACATAAACCCCATTTTGAAATTTATGGATGACTCCGTTTATTTTTTTCAATCGATGTTCGTTGATTAAATAATCGCCAAACTTGTCATGCAGAAATTTATTTTTCTCCATGAAGACCGGCTTTTTGAAACTGTCGTCACGCAAAATCGTTTCAAGCTCCTTTTTTTTCAACGGCTCTTTCATCACGTAGTCGTTGATTATGCGCAGCGTTTCCCGGATCTCATCTTTTGTGAATCCTTCCGATTGCAACGTTAAAATGTAATTAAACATCGCTTGATTACGTCCGTCACCGTTTGACATCGTAACAAAACCGTAATCGGCTTTTACTGGTAATAGCCATTTCGGCAACGTTTGATATTCCTCATTATCGTCGATGTCATATAAAATCTCTCGTTCTGCTCCGTCCTGTTTTAGCACGCTGTAACTATTGTGCGCTCCGATTTTTATATCGGATTTCAGACCACAAGCCAGCGCCTTACCATTTCCATTTTTCGTAACTTGTCCATTATTTAAAAATAGGAAGTGTTTTCCACGTTTTGTCTGATAGACCCGGCAGTTTAGATTTAATTCATCGACAATTGAATCGAGTATATCCGCCTGCTCCTTATTGTCGATGTCGATAAGTACCGTGTTGTCATTTAGGATCCCGGCAAACTCGTCATATTTCTGAGCCTGCTCGTAGTCGAATAACTCATCGGCACTTTTATTCTTAAAGGGTATCAATGCCCTTTTATTTTTCAGTGGAATGTATCCCTTGAATAAATCATACATATCATTCCCCTTTCTACAATAATCGTTCATCATCAAAGCCGAACGATTTCAACCGCTTATAAGCCAGTTTGATGTAATAGATTCTATCCAGCTTTTCCGGAATTGGCTTATCATTGATGTCTTCATTATCAATAAAACAATGTTCCGGAGTGTTGGCAAACTTTTCTACCACCATTTTTCCGTTCTTGTTTTTCATTTTTCCGATCTGTCCGTCTTTGTTGGATTTTGACGCAAATACTCGGAACGTCTTGTCTTTTAACGGTTTTCCGTCCTTGAACCCACAAACGTACTTGCCCGAAACTTTCACGACTTTTTGAAAGTCTTTATAGACCGTACAATTATTGATTGTGTCTTCGATCGGGATACCTGCAGTAATGTAATCAACAATGGCTTTGTTCACAATTGCTAAATCGTAATCAAGTTCGTTCAGCTCTTTGACGTATGAACCCTTGCGTTCCAGCTTTCCATTTTCAAATCTGAAAATGTAATTGTTTACGTCTTTTTGCCAAATCTCAGTTATGACGTCAAATCCTAATGACATCCCGGTTCGACGTTCCCATTCGTAACAAATGTCGTCAACTGTGTCGAACGCTTCATCGGTATCGGGTATTTGGATAATCAAACCGTCTGTATTCGATTGTATCAGCTCCATGTGTCCTTCCAAATGTTCCAGCAAATCCAACAATAATAACTGTCCATTGATACACACGTTGCTTGCCTGTCTTGGATCGTACATAGGATTATATTTATCTTTGCAAATACCATAGGTGGAATTAAGTATGATTTTATACGGCGCTTGTTCCGCCTTTTTTCCCTCGGCTTTCAGTTTTACCCGGGTGTCGTATATCCCTTTGTAAATATCCTTGTCCTCGACATTTCGGCTTAATAAATCGTAGCGAATCATTAAAGACGGATAATAAGAAGTAACGTCGACGTGAAGCAATAAACCTTTTCGATGTATCGGATGAGCTGGCGCTCCATGTAATCCACCCCAGCCGAATTGATGCGGGACACCACAAACATTCGTGTTGTATGACACATCGTAATCATGGTTCATAGGATCTAGGAACCAGTCTTGTACATACTTATATTTTTTCAAGCGCAGCGTGTCCACCGGCACAATATCCCATTCATCGTCATGCTCCTGTTTTTCTGCACCCAAAGCCAAAGCAACCAACTGCGCTTTTGTTTTGGAAATGCTCCAAAATGGTAGCTTGAAAGTTTTGATAATATTTATGTGAGCGTTAAAATCATCAATTCTTCGCATAAATACTTCGATTGTTTGTTCAACATCATGGATACAGTATTCGACCGTTTGCTTTAATTCTTCAAGCGTCATTTTTCTGTCGATGTCAAACGGTACATCGGTCTCTTTGATCCGGTTACCCATGAAAGCTTCTAACTGCTTTAGACCATACATTTTATTCGTCATGGTATCGTAGTTATACATTGGGACTTTGTAAAATCTCTGGTCGTATTGGTAACCCTTACCGCCTTGGATTATCCAGTTATTTACGGAATAAGGATTTATCCTCAACAAAATAGCTTTGAGAATATAACAGTCATAAGACGTATTATTGTAACCGATAAACAGATCGTTTTTGTGGATATCGTAAAATGCTGATAAAATAGCTGGATCGTTGCAAACAACTTTTCTATGCCACGTTTCAAAATCGCCATAAATGAACACAACCAACCAGTCACATTTTGTTACTTCGAAGTCAATCATAGAATATTAAATTCATATTCCAAACATCACCTCGATTCTAAATAAATTGGTGTTATATCGTCCATATTTTTAATTCTGCCATTCGCTCTAAATCTTCAAGCGTGATATTTTTATCAATGACACAATTCACTTCATTTACTTTTTTGCGATTTTTGATTCGTTCAAGCAAATATAAATCGAGCTTGGAAAATCCGTATTTTAAACAGATTTTCCCTAGCTCCAATTGTCTTTCGTAAATTGCGTCGTATCTCTCCTTCTCGTTACTCATAAATTCCATGCGCCGTCAAACGATTAAAGTCGCCGTCTTTTTCCACTTCGATGAGAAATTTAACGCCTTCCGATTCTTCGGCAATGTCTAACAATAAATCGTTAAATTCTTCGAAATCGCCGGTAAATGTAATTTCTTCGGGCTCGAAGATTTCTAGCCCTTTCAAAAACTCAAGAACATTGTGAATACAGAATCCCGATTTGGAAGGATCCTTCGCAGCCATTACACCGTTATAGAACAATTTTTGTTTTTTAAATTCACCGTCTAAAATTTTAAACGTGCCTTTAACCATTGGAGCACCGTTCCGTGATGTGCCCAGTTCCAGCTTTTCCAATTTACATTCATAAGTTCCCTCGTCTACTTCCGGAAAGTTATTTTTCTGCGCTTCTGCTAAACTGTCAAGCGCCTTCTTTCCCCCAAATTTTTCATTTAACTCTTTAAAATTTAACATTTCTGTTCACTCTCCTTTTCTAACTAAAATGGTAATGTATCATCGTCGATTGATAACGGCGCATCGCCGGCAGTACGTGTTTTTCTGCGTCTGCGTTTCGGTTTTTCTTCGGTTGCCGTAATTTCTTCAACCTTTTCTTCCAGCTTTGATTTTTTCGGTCTGCCTCGACGTCTTGTTTTTGGTTCAGGCTTTTCGACTTCCGGAGCTTCCACCTGTTCATCCATTTTCGTGATTTCTTCGTCTGTTTTTGCGCCGTCAAAATTGTAATAGTTTCTGATTTTTTCATCGACATATTTCAAATCATTGTCGATTGCATACGTATCAAACATTCCGATCGGACTTTTTACCGTATCCATACCATTGTTTTGCGTAACAAAATAATAGTGTCCGTCCTGCACGGAAGTTTTCAAAACTGTGGTAAACAATCCCTCGATTGTAATCTTCTCGTCGAGCATTTTACCCATTGTCTTGATTTTTTCATGACCCTCGTCGTCACGCTGCGTATGTGACAAAAAGTAAACTGTTACATCATCAGGCAGTAGATCCACGCTTTGGACGATTTGGAAAAAATCACCTTGAATATCGTTCCATTTATCCCATCCATTTTCATGGATTCGTCTCATATATTGAAAGCTCATAATATATTGAGCGTCATCCACTACGATGATTTTCTTATCAGTCTTTACGATTGCGTCCATGACGTCTTGTGATAGATTTTCAAATGTCGGTTTTACCACTTCAAAATTGTTCCTAAACGGCAGTGGTTTTCCTGCGCAAGATATTACGCAAATTTCATCTTCCTTAAAATTTCGCATTGAAGCGGATTTACCTGTTCCGCTGTTTCCTAAAATTAATGTTTTGATTGCCATATTTTTAACTCTCCTTTTCTTTGTAAATGTAATAACTCGCCCCGTTGATCATCTTCGGTTTTACAGTTAACTGCAGTCTTTGGGAGATTTTTCGACCGAATCCCATTTTTGTTAAAAATTCCCAATTGTTAAATCTGCAAAAATTCAAATACCTGTCATATACATCCTCTGTATCCCGACCGATGAACCAACTTCGTGTTTTAGCTTTTATAAAATCATCGACCGATTTTATATCACTATGCAACGACTCGTATTCAAGTTCCCAGCTTGTTCCACCGGCTTCTTCCACCGTCTTATAAAATGGACATTTGACGCTAGTCGGCATGGATGATAGGCAGTAGCAGAAGCCGTTTTTATTCGCAAAACAATTTCTATATGCGAATCCACATCGCATTTACCTCACTCCTTTCTAGTCATTTTTGATAATTAAATTGTCGAAAATATCGAGCGTTCATTTAATCCTCAATGATTCGCCACGTTCGCCAAAATGTGCATAGGTTAAATCGCCCGTATCATTGATGTATTTTGTGATTGCTTTCGTGTCGGGTTTTTCGCTTATAATGACCAAATCATCCGGGAGCTCCGATACGTCCACATCGACGATAACCGGCAGTGCACCGCCGTTTTTAGCAATTGAGAAACTGAATAAATCGGTTTTAAATTTTCTCTTTCCCGTTTCAATCATCGCATTTTGCAAATTTTCTTTTAATCGTTTGATTCCTTTTTCGCAAGCCTGCCGTTTTTCTTTCAAACGTTTTTCCTCATTCTTGATTGCTTCAACATCGGCAGTCATATTTTGGATAATCTTTGCATAATTGTCTGCTTTCGTTTCAATTTCATCGTCTAACGTTTGTAAAACTTCGTCCAGATCGAGACCGTTCTCAATTGCTTCTTGCACGTTCAAATAAGATTCCTTTAATTCATACAGATTCATTTTCTTTCTCCTTTTCTAATAACAATCCGATTTTCATCACTTCCTCGAGTGCCTTTTCGACACCCACTTTCCTTACATATTTTTCTAAATCAAATAAATATTTTTCGGCATATGTGTCAATAGTGCCGTCAGTGTATCCTTTGTCATAATCCTTCGACGAATCCACCTAAAATCACCAACCCAACTATTAACAACAAGCCAATTAGCGCGCGTTTATCTTCCTTGCGTTCTTTTTCACGCTGCGCTTTCGCTCTCGCCTGTTCCTCAAGTTCCCAGTCAAGCCATTTTTGTTTCATTTCGGCTCGCATGTTTATATGTTTGATTATGTCCGCCATTTAAATTTCTCCTTTGCTACTTCGTAGCTTATTCCACCGTTCAAGGCTCGTATAAAATCCTTAAATTTTTCAAAATCATCCGGGTACAAAATCATTCCGAACCCGCCCGATTTATTAATCTCGTTGATATTCCAAATCTGCAGTGCGCTCGGTCTGCCATTTTCGGCTTTCAATTCTGCGCCGATAAAGTACCCATTACAACAAATCAGTAGGTCGGGTATGCCCTGTCTTTGTATGCCGTTCGACCACGTCTTTACGAACCAGCAACCATTTTCACTTAGAAAAGATTTGACCTTATTTTCAAAACTTTTTTCACTCGTCATAGTCGATATTGTCCCGATCCTTGTATAGTTCCTCGATAATATTTGTCAGATTGTAACCCTCGATGTACGTACGCCCATCGTCAAATTTCAACATGAAGTACTCTCTTGTTAATGGTACAAATTTATACATCGGCTCCGGGTATATCAATTTCATCCGTCCGTAAATTCTGCAGATTGGATAATATTTAAATCTAACAACGTCTAAATATTGTGTGACTGGTTCGCTTTCCCAGTTCTCGGGATTATCAATCAATTCTCTAATTTTCTTTTTCGTCAATTTCATATAGCTTTTCGGTATAGTCCTTTCTCCGTTCTAACGTTTTATAAATTTTGTTTTCGATGCCACATTTTAATAAGTAATAAAAGCATGGTCTTTCTTGTCCCAAACGGTGGACCCTTTTCTTTGACTGTTCAAATAGTTCACTGCTTAATGGTGGCGAAAAATAAATGATTTTGTTTGCCAATTGTAAATTCAATCCCATAGCACCGGCTTGATATTGAATCAGTGTGACCGAATCGTCATGACGCTCATACGCTCCGAGAGATTTCACACTACCATTCACAACCGAAATGTGGATTTTATCGCACTCGACCAACAATTTTTGAATCTGAGCCAGCTCGTCTTTAAAGTTATAGAAAATAATCAATCGGTCATCTGTTGACTGGATCAAATCTTTTAAAGCCTTGAATTTTTCCTTGCAGTAAATCGAGCAAAGTTCACGCTCATACAAGAGCCTTTTCAATGTGGTATCGCCAACTAGTTCAATGTCATGGTTGTAGTACTTACTTCCTCTTGGTGTAATGTAAGGATCTTGTTCAATCCTTACTATTCGGTTCCGTTTAAACTCTCGATATTTTTTCGTTTCTGAAATTTTGATTTCAATAAAATTTTGTTCGGGCATATCGAATACGGATTCCGTAGTCAGAAAATCGCACCCATGTTCACGCATCTTTCGTTTTAATCGGTCAACATTTTTATAACCGGTCACAATCGGTACGCTGCGACCTATCGTATCTAAATAAGTAACATTCACATATTGGCGCCAATACATTGACTTTGTGATATTCCACCCGAGCAAGTGCATTTGGCTCCATAACTTTTCGTACTTTCCGCCGGTTGGAGTACCCGATAACAAAATTACATTTTTAGGTTTCATCTTTAGAATGAATTTAGAACGTTTGGAACGTTCATTCTGTATCAAAGATGACTCGTCTAACATTAATGTAAAATCTTGTAATTTTAACAAATCGGGTCGTCTCCACACTAGATCGTAATTGATGATACCTACGTTCGTGTAATAATCTTTATTGCTAACATTGGCTGTGAATCTATCGAAGTCTTGTTTATTCGTTAAATTACAAACTATGAATTTTGGATAATGTTCTTCGAAATGTTCGTACCAATCGTCAATTTTTGACTTTTGGCAGATAACTAAATTTACGCTTGCTCCGAGCTGGTGCATTTTTTCGGCGCCAACAAATGTCTTACCCTAAACCCATATCCCAAAAATAAGCTACTCGGATCAAATCTTTAGATTTTTCTAAGCCAGCTACTTGATGTGGGTACAGATTCATTTACTCACCTTCTCCCTTTCATTCAACAGGTGGTTGGCTACCACCCTCTCCATTAACTCTTTTGGCACAATCAAATTGTCTGTAATTGTACCGTCTTTTCGCACATTAATAATTTGCATTGGGTATTTTACCCCCTTTTTGGTTAAAAAAAATTTAGTCGATTTTTATTAGATTCAAATCGCATCCAGTTAATTCACGTATTCTAGCCATTTCCGAAAACAGAAATTCAGTTTCGCCATTTTCTTTTTTCTGATAAGTACGATATGGCATTTGAATTGCTTTCGCAAACTCCTCTTGTGTCATCCCGGCATTAATTCGAATCGCTTTAACCGTTAATCTCACGCTATCGTCTCCTTTCCGATGTGGGTATTTTACCCTATCCATCTTTAATTATAGACCAATTCGTTACAATGTCAACCCTTTTTGTGTGTATTTTACCCCAATTATGGTATTATATAAATAGGAAAGGAACAAATTGTATGACGACAAATAAAAAATTTAATGAAAATATCGGCTCATTTTTGAACGAATATCGTACAAATCATGGTCTATCTCGAAGTGAAATCGATTCGAAAATGGGTAAAGGCGCCGGCTGGTATCGTGAAATTGAAAGGGGGCGAAACGGTCTGTCATTTAGTGATGCAATAAAACTATGCGATATTTTAGGAATAGATTTAAACGAGTTAGGAGATATTGGAAATGAAAAATAACGAATTGTTAATAATACTTGGCGATAATTTGCGACAACTAAGAAAAAATAATACGAACCTAACAATGGCAGACGCTGCGCAAAAAATAGGAAAATCAAGAACTTGGCTTAATGACATTGAACGAGGAAGAAACAATATTTATTTTACAGATTTAATAAAGCTCGTGAATCTATACGGTGGTGACCCGAACAAGTTTATTGAGGAAATGAGGGATGTTTTGAAATGACAGAAATTGACGAAAAAATAAAAAATCTGATTTTGCATGAATATGGCTCGATCAATGAATTTTCAAAGCGTTACAAAATACCACAATCGACTGTATTTACCGCATTTAAACGAGGATTGAACTCATCC